TAACTTGCGAACCTCTGCTTTCTCATTGAGATGAGTGGCTCCAAATTCTGCACTATACGCTTCGAAGATGCGACGACCAAAATTGTTCTCGCGAGCAATCTGGATGTCTTCTTTTAACTGACTGAGTTCAGTCTTGAGATGCTGGCTAACGGCACGGGTCATCTTTTCGGCGCTTTCTTTTACAAAACGCTGTTTTAATGACTCTAGTTTTCTACGAGCTTCTGCTACTAAACGAACTTTGGCTTCCACCACTTCACGCTTGTCTTGTGCAAACTCTCTGATCTCTTGTGCTAACGCATGCATGATAAAACCTTCTAACTTCTCAAGGCCTTCATTGTGCGTTTTTCTGTCACGACGCAACTCGCCAATCTCTTCCGACAATTTAGAAACCATAAAGCCATTGAACTTTGTGGCGTTTTCTTTCATTGTGCGTTGGAAATTGACGCGGTCTTCGGCTAAAGCCTTTTTCTCAGCTTTGATACCGTCGATTTCTGCGACGAGACCTTCTGTTACCATGCGATCTAAGGCTTCCACCATCACTTGCTTGTCATGCTGATAACGCTGCGCAAACTCTTCGCGGAGTTCTGCGCGAGCCTGCTCACGAGCTTCAACTAACTTGGTTTCCCAGGCTTCGTTGATCTCTTGACGAGTTTCCTCGTTGATCAGTTCGCTATCTAGTAACGGTTTTAAACTATCTAACATAGTAATTCCCTTATATCTAAACTACACGTTTCAGTGTAGTATTTTCTGCCTTTTCAGCAGCTACTTTGGTAGCTGATCACTCAACTACTAAAATTCTTATACTAAATTTTTAATCCTTTGATCAAACGAATCACTTCATTTGATACTGCTCGCTGCGCCTTACTAGTTTTAGCAGGATCCTTAAACATCTCTAGCAGTTGCTGGCCACCGCGATGATTTAATAAACCTTCATAGATTGCCGTAGGATAAGCATTGGGCGCCGAGGGTTGAGCAACAACATCTACTGTCACAATTTCAAAATCACTGACATGTCCGTTGTGGTCGTTGACGTTGCCTGATCCACGACTACTAACACCTAGTTTTACACCGCTATCCAACATAGTCTTCACTAACTGACCCATCGGTGTAGGTAATATTTTTAACTTTCCATATCCGCAAGGACCATCCATCCACATGTTTTCTATCATGTGACTGACACGATCTAAATTAATCTTGAGATCATCAGGATGGTCTACTTCACCTAATACACTATGACCAGTTTTGATCTGCTCATTGATAGTGTCTACCGCTTTAGCAATCTCGTGCACTGGATATATTCTCTCGTTGGCGTTTCTTACTCCGCCTTCGATGCAAATTCCCTTCATGTAAAGCGTTTTTCCAGAACCATCCGCAGCTTCCTCAGACTCCAGTACTACACGGGCCTGAGTAAAGCTGAGGTGTTCTTTAAGATAAGTATTGCGAGCCATTTCCGTCAATTATCCTTTGGGAAAAGGAGTTCTTGTGTTGGGATTGTGCTGATCAAACTTTGGCTTTGGTGCTGATTCTAAATCGCCCTTGTAACTGGTACCGGGAACGTTTTTGAACTTACCAGCATCGGGTAAATCGCCGCGACCTTTGTCAGCATAGCTAGTTGGGGCTTTGTAAGCGGCTGTGCCATCAGGATTAGCTTCAGCAGCTACATTCTTGACTGGCTTGCCCTGCATACCAGCTGCGCCTGAATCAACGGCATATGTGGCACGCTTGTTAACAAAACTTGGTTCTGATGTTACAGGAGCTGGAGCACGATCTAGATTGACGTTCTCACTCATTGGCTCATCATGGAACTCACTTGTGTCGTCGTCCATGTAAGCATCGCCACCGACTTCGCCATCTTTAGGCTCCATCTCACTGTGACCATGCTCTTTGTCGCCCATCAATGACTCAAATTCTGCCATTAATTCATCTAGCTTATCTTCGAGATCAACTACGCGATCTTCGATGTCGTGTCCGTGTTCGATGTCGTGTGTTTCTTCTTCACCAGCTTCTTCAGCTTTATCGTCGACTTCAACATCATCTTCACTTTCGTCTTCGTACATGCCTTCTTCTTCTGTTTCGACTTCGCGCATCAAATCTTGACTAGCGTCACCAGAAGTGTCTCCCATACTTTCTTCCATCTGGCACTCATCGCAACCTTCACCATGACAGTGATGGCATGATTCTTCCATGTCTTCTTCGTTCATTAAAGTTTCATAGATCTCGCGTGATTTCTCTACTACGATATCGTGAAAAAGACTTCTCGCTTTTTCTTCTTCGTCGTTGATAACATATTCGATCAACTGTTCAAATTTAGACGTCATTTAATTCTCCTTTAGAATGGCTCGTACAATATTTAAGGAGATTATAGAAAAACACATACATAACGACTGAAAAACAGCCAATTATGTTAAAAATATTACAAGGGAGCCGCAGGGGGTGCGTATTGTAATTTTAATAATTTTAATTTATTTTTGAATTCTATCTTTCTGAGATCATTCATCTTACGCAATTTACTAATCTGAGCAAGTGTGAGACGAGTTTTGCGTAATTGACCCATCTGTGGCTGTGTATTATCTTGACTCAGGTCTTGATAAGCACTGGGATCTTGCTGATAGAGTTCGTTTAAGATCATGATATAGTATTTATTAATTTCTTAAAATCAGAGACTTGCGGCGTTATTAGTAGGTGGCGTGCCAGGTGTGGGCGTTACGGCAGCAGCCGGTCCGGCTCCGGTATCTACATCTCCCGCACCTAAACTACTGTCAGCTATTTCAGCCCCAGTAGATAAGTCAGATGTCAACCCAGCGGGAGTTATACCTACGCTACGTAAATCAGCGCCTTGTGCTGTATTAACTTCAGGATTATCACGCTCTTCGCGCCACATCTCTTCATTTTCTCGAATCTCAGCTTCGGATAGGCCCAAGAAACGTTTTAATATAAAACGTTTGCTCATGTAAGGCAGCGGTTCCATATTGGTAAAATTAGTAATACGTGCTGTGTCTAATTCACTCTGGCGATAGCTAGCAAAATTTTGTGGTTCAGTTAAAGTGATGTTGAAAAGACCATTATCAATACTAAATCCGCGCCATTTCATAAACATCTTAAACTCGTCATCCAACTTCTGCATGACTAATTTCTGCAAACGCTCGCAATACTTGTTAAAACGATATTCTTGTATCAATGCCGTGCCCACTCTGCCATCATTCATGGGCTGTGCGCTGTCATCTGGGCCTGTGGGCAAATAGCTACTGGGCACACGTAATCCGCGCGCCATCTTGTTGTTAAAGTATTTTAAATCATCGATCTCGCCGAGATTTTGACCTCCGGGTAACACTTCCACTGAAGAACCACGCCCTTCGGCAGTTTGTGGGAAAAAGTAATCCTCGTTCACAGAAAGTGGATTATAACTGGCATCCATCATGTTTTGACCGCCACCACCCCAAGTGGGTATACGACGTTGATGCATCTCGTTTTTAACACGTTCCACAAACTGCATAGCTAAGTGGCTAGGCATATTACCTACGTCGATTTTAAACAATCTACGCTCAGGAGCACGTTGTACACGATATATTAACACTGAATCTTCTAACAATTCTTTCTGCTTGTAGACTTTGTAAATGTTTTCTAATATACTTTGTCCAAACGGCCAGAAATAATCCAAACCTTCATTTAAACTGAGGTGTACTACATGTTTAGCATCCAAACAGCTTTCATTCATAGCCTGTGTAAATCTACTGTTACCCACACCACCGCCCCCACCGCCGCCGGCACCGCCGTTGGGAGCATTATAGTTATTACCAGTTGTAACACTGCCAGTACTGCGACTAACATAGTAGTCACTGGTAGTCTTAGCCGCCATGCTCATGTTCTGGAAGTTGGGGTTGATGTCGCGGATGATGTACTGTTCGGGACGTTTGCCTTCGCTTTCGTTGACGATGATACGTGCTACTTTGATCATGTCTACCCAATACATCTGGAACGTTTCAGGATCACGTACAAATACCTGATCACCATACTTGATGGTGTTTCTAAAAAGTTTAAATATTCGTTGATCTAATTTGTTTAGTTTAGTCCACTGTTGCAACTTTTTTTTGATGATCTCTACTTCGTGATCAGTTGGAGTATCTATGAATTTTATATCAAATGGGGTGCCGTTTTCAATATTAGTCTGCGTACTAAATTCTGCGATGATGTCTAAGCAAGCATTGACTTCACTGTCACAATCCATATTTTCATATTGATTGTAACGTTCAATGCGATTGGGGTGGCCTGAGTACACTTCTGGTAGTCTTGACGCATAATTGCGAAATGCAAAATCGTTGCCGGTGGTTGGTGTGTCAAA